TATATAAGCGATTTATTGAAAAGGCGTTCAATTCTGGAGGAACTTATGATGGAATGATGGGCGTTATTACAACTTGGGAATGGTCTGTTGCCGATGACGGGTCTATAGATTGCACCACTAATATATCCAGTATGGGTCTGGATATATTAAAACAGCAAACTACTCCAGTCGACGATATTAACATATCCCAAACCACAAAATCTTCAGCGTCAAGTACCGAAGATCAGAAACAAACAGTCCCCACAATGACATTTAATAAATTTTTGGAAGATATTCATGATAAATTAACTTTTCAAATAGCCGACGCATCCCAATCAGGCAATCCAATATCAAATGTGGCTTTTCTGGATGGCAAATTGTATATGTCATGGGGATGAATTGAAGATAATATATTAAGTAGGTATTTGGGCAAAGTTAATGGTAAGGGTGAAATTTTAAATTCTATAAGAAGTATTGAACCAGTTTTGGATGATGCCGGCAATCATCTTGGGTTGAATCAAATTAAAGATTTGGAATCAAAATATAGCGGATTGGAATTAGCCAAAGTGCAAAAAATAAAAAGTGGATTAAATAACGAAAACGGACCACCCGCATATATTTCAAGTGAAATGTCAAATCACACATCATTGTTATCTCCAAATTATAGCTTTTTTATATTACCTGGGCAATTTAAAAAAACTGATAGGGATTTATTTGATTCAAATGCACGACCTGTTCATCCAATATTGGTAGCATTTGATAAGGAAAAATCGAAATTTTCCAAATTCGAATCCCGCAAAGGTGTGGGATCACAGAGTAGTAATGTTACATACGGGTACATGAGAAATATAGTATTTAATTGGAACTATTTGGTGGAAAATGTATGGAAGGATTCCGATAATATAAAAACTGCTATGGATAGGTTGTTTCAACACATGAATGAAAATGTGGGAATCTGAGATTTAAAAATCATAGCTTCTCCAGATAACCCATCCCAGTTGAAAATAGTTGATATGAATACTGTGAAATATAATATTTCGGATTTGCTTAAAAAGGATAATAGTAGTAAATTATCGTCGGATTGGAATGATGCCCTTGGCCTGTTATTTAAATTCAATACATTGTCCAAAGATAGTATAGTATCTGGTCACAGTTTAACGTGTAAAATTCCAGACGCAATGGCCATGGCGACGATGTACTCAAATTCCACAACTACTATATCTCCGGCCACCGCAGGCGGATCAAAGGCTATCGCGATAGGGTCGTCTGATAATGATGTAAAAGATGGAATAATGGATAATATTTCACCGGGATATATATGGGATAAATTCGGGAATTCTACGGGAATGACCAATGACGATATCAATTTAACCGGTGGGTTTACAATAGATGTAACGCCCCAATCTGATTCATCTCAAGGAATTACAACGAATACTCCGGCAGAAATAAAATCCGCTACCATATCTTCAATGAAATTTAATGCCGATCAATATTTGGCATTTAAAGATGGGGATATTGGAACCGATGGGACAATATATAATACATACGGGGATTCGATTGGAAAAATGAGGAATCCAAAAACTTTATTTTATCTGGATATTATGAAATATCTAATAGGTCATGACCCCAAATATTCCACAATGTACAATCAGGCTCCCCTAATTCCGATTGAAATTTCATTGACAATGGATGGTATTTCTGGGATATTTCCCGGTAATTGTTTTCAAAATGATTACATGCCCAAACAGTACAATGAAATTTCAGTATTCCAAGTATTTACATCAACTCAAGAATTGGATAGTTCTGGGTGAAAAACCACCATAGGCGGGAAGCTTAGAGTGGACATGTCAAAACTCGCCCCAGATTATGTGGAAGCTTCTATAAAAGAAATGGAACAAAAAATACAAGATGATCTGGCACTGGCCGAAAAACAAGAAAAGGTCCGACTGGCCGAAGCTGAACGAGAGTTCATTGAAGGTCAAAATAATGCAGGTAATTTATAATGAAAACTATTAATGAAATAAAAGAAAAATTGAATATGAAATTGACAGGGTTCACCACATCAACCAATGAATTTACTTATGAAAATGGTACATGGGTCAGACCCGATATTTCATATTCCATATACTACACTAAGGATAAGGAAGAGCACTACATTTCAGAAACGGTTATTCCTGAGAAAATGATTAGGGTTAAGGGGAGCTCCGCATTTGCACAATATAGTGAGTCCAAAAATGGAAATATGGAATCCACTAAATTCGTAAATTCGTATATGCCAAAAGTTAAAAAACCCGATATTAAGAGGGGGTACATGATTAGATACTTTGTGCAACCAAAAAACCAACCTCACGTGGATTTAACCGAAATCAATAAATCTGGGTTCAATGGTGATTTAACCTACTATAAGAAACGCAAAATAAATTGGAAAATTGTTGGTGCAAAGAACACTGTAATAGGGGAAAATAAACGAGCTCTAAAATACCTGAATAAACAATATCCAGATACATTTATCAGTATGGGCCCACTAGAATTTTGACAGGGGACTTCAAGTAAAAAGGAAGAAATCGAAAAAAAACTGGGGCTTTAGGAAATACGCTGATACTTATAATAAAGGTTGCGTAAATGGTTATAGAAACAATATCACAATTAGAATATTTTATGGCACAATGGGGTTCCCATGAGTGGATCGTCGTGCCTATATTATCCGATACAAAACAACACCCTTTGCAGAATCAACTATGTACTTTGTATATTAAAATAGTTGGTGACAACGAGGACGCTATCCTGGCGTTCGATCATACGGAATCATTGAACCTCCCCTATGAGGCTTTGGCCACATTGGAAACTGGTCAGCGTAAATATGTATATGATAAAAAGGAATTGAACCACATCTATAAATTCGAGAATGTGGTGGATGTCAATGTGGCATATTATTTGACTACTAACAAACCTTTGCTTGTGGATAAAATTACCACTCCAGCACATCAGTTTTTTCACGTAAGGCATTACAGAAAATCCAATCTCAATTCAATAATCCCAATCCTGAAGCACTTGGAATATTGCCGGAAATTGGCGGCCGAGCTGGAGCTGTGGACATTCATCCCAATCAATGAATTGTATAATGATGAATACATAGAAAATATGGGGTACATAGAAACCGCGGGGCTCAGGACTACGGATAGCATGGCATACTCAAATTACAATATGTTTACCAGTACAGGTCGACCATCCAATGCTTGGGGTGGTACTAATTATGCGGCACTAAATAAGTCTGATGAGACTAGAAAAAAATATGTTAGTAGGCATGGTAAAAATGGATATTTGATTGAATTCGACTTCAGCGGGAATCACTTGTATATTATTGCCGATTTGATAGGGTTTAAATTTCCAGAATCACCCCACGCGTATTTGGGTAAAATATACTATGGCGCCACCGACCTAACCCCAGAGCAATATAAAGAGGGCAAGGGTATCACATTTCAATTATTGTATGGTGGAATTGACAAAGAGTTCGAAAAAATCGACTTTTTTAAACAAGTTAATATGTATATATGGAAGCTGTGGGCAGAGTACAAGATGGGCAATGTAGTGTCACCTGTGAGCGGAAAAACGATATATAAGAATAATCTAAAAAACATGAATCCGCAAAAGTTATTCAATTATATGTTACAATTGTTGGAGTTCGAAGATGTTCACAAATACTTGAATCAAATTAAAATTTTGTTGGATAGATCGAAAACTAGGATTATACTTTACACTTATGATTCACTACTTTTCGATTTTAATGCGACTGACGGTAAGGAATTACTGATTGACATTAAAAATGTGCTGGAAAGCTACGGGAAATTGGTTACGACAGATATGGGTGTAAATTATTTTGAAATGAAAAACATAGATAATTATTTTGTGTAATATTTATAGACGAACAAAAATGGAGAAAATATAATGAGTTTTGACTACAATCCAGAAGAATATTTAGATGCTTTGGTAAATGAATGGGCATACAGAGTAAATAATGGGACACCGAATCCACATGATTTCGGCCACCAGATGGCACTGCGGGACATTTTAACAGAGTGGGATTGGAATATGCCTACAATTAATGAATTTATTACCAACCTTAAAAATACGACACCCGCCAATGAAGCGATTGGTAAAGTGTATATTCAAGATAAAGAAGCACCAGCGGGTGCTCAAGTTAAGACTGGTCCTAAAGGTGGTAAATATTACAGGGGGAACACCGAAACTGGGGAACCTGATAATTCCGATGAAGAGGGAGAATCCGAAGACAATTCCGAATCAAAACCAGAAGAATCGGATAGCTTGATAACTGGTGACCCATCCGAGGGGGATAATCAAGTTAAATTGGATGCATTCGAATATGGGTATGGTGATTTTGAAAAGGAAACTGGTTCCAAACCAGCTCCTGGTGGAGCGGGATCAATGTTCAATGAAATTGTATCTGGTGAGGGCGTACACATGTTATCCAAAAATTCGTCTATGAAAACTGATGAACTGGCCATGGAAATGTATAAGAAATATCATGGGACAAAATTGTCTAAAGAACAGAAAAAGACTCCGATGCCCGCTAGCCAGATACCACAACCATTGAGGGATAAAAAAGATCAGGCGTCCAAAGCTGTCAGGGAAGCTAAGAAAAGTGGAGATAAAAAGGTGATGAAAGCTGCTATAGAAGAATTCGCCGCCGCTGAACAGAATATTGGGTACTATACAAAATGTTTGGTATCGGCTCGATCTGCCAAGAAAAAATACACAAATACCATATCTAGAGTAGCCAATTTACAAAAAGAGGGGGCGTTTGGAAAATCCAAACGAGTTGACACATTTTATGGAGCAAACCAATCATTGGCTGCACAGGTGGCGAGTGTGGAAAATGCCAGAAGTGTATTGTTGCCAAGTGGGCAGAAAGTTTCAAAAGACGATGCCATTGTCTTTGTCAAAGCTGGTGGTGGTGGTGCAAATCCATCTGATACGGCCACCTTTGTTTCGGATGAAAAAGGAAATTTATTAATACAATTCCATTCGGATAAAACATCGACTGGTGATATTCAAGATAATTCAACATTAGCAAAAGAAGGTGATAATTACAAAGATGCCATTGATGCACAGGGTGGATTATCCAGAGAAGAAAAGGATAATTCCAAAAAAATCGTGGATGAATACTCCACCAAAATGGATGAGGTTGAAAAGAATTACAATAATCAGGCCGTTCCAATTGCACAAAGATTGGAAGAATTGCCATTTAAAGATCAAATGTCCATTATCAACAACGATAAGGGGTCATTGGGTAAAAATATAGAAGCGGCATTGTTTGGAAAAACTGGATTGAAACCCCAATATAAAAAACTTGTACCAGCTGGAGTTGATCCTAAAAAATTATCAATGGAACTGAAATACAAAATGATTAGAAAATTGGTAGCCAGCGGTGCTGGAAAGCCTAGTGATGTTAAAGCCATTAATAAAGTTGGTCTTGGATTACAAAAAAAGAACCCTGATATCGAGGGGATTGATGTTAAAAAGAACCTATCGGTCCAGCGTAAATTGGCTGTTAAATTGCAGAGAGATAGGATCAACGCGTTAAATGAAACAGTTGCCGAAGTCGACGGGGTAGATGTACCATTGGGCAGATTAATGGAAGCTGAAGAAACGATTAGGGGATTCCACTTGAAATTATTGGATTACCCGCCTAAGAAATATGAAGAGGGTAACCCTGGAAGTATGGTAGGGGATAGCTTGGATATCAATATGGGTGGAACAGTGGTTAATGGTGATGTATTGAGGCAAGCATTGGGAGTACAAAATACTACAGAATTCAAGAAACAATTCAGACTTGAAGAGACTGATGAATTGACTAAAGATGCCAATAATAATATCACTGGGAAAGTCGTATTTGTATATGCTGTCAAAGCTGGTGGTGAAAAAATACAAATAGGGTACAAAACCTATAGATCAAAATCTGGTGCCACAGGCAAAACATCCAATACTATGCAGTATAGTAAGGAAATGCAAAAACGATTTAAAGAAATATCGGATAAGGAAAAATAATATGAGAACGCAGCTGTTATGTACTTTCTCGAAAAGGAACCAACTACACGATACATTGGATTTGATAATTGATTATCACGATATACTATTTAATAAGGTGTATGTATTTCAGAATGAAGATAATTTTCATCAGCTGATATGCACGTACAATATTGAACAGGAAACGGAAAATTACCTTACAAATAAGGATACCATTTCATTGCATAGGAAAAAGCAATCAAATACACTATACACTATTAACGCTCTAAATGAAATAATCAGGCGTAAAAATAATGGGGTACTGGATAAGCAATTTCCTATTGATTGAGATGAATTCAGAAATAATCTGTTATTAACAAACTCATCGGGGTTTGTCAAAATACCCACTCGGATATACACCATCATAAATGTAACCGAATGGGAATCTAAAGAAAATTAAAGAAAAAGCTTGACTTTGTCAGTATAATCTTGTATCTTGAGGCAACAAAAAAAAGGAGTTACAAATGAGACGTTTTATTACAATTTTACTATTATTGGCCGTACTAGTAATGACAATCGGGTGTGCAAACCCAAAAACAATTGATGGAATCACCTATGATACTTATGGGCTGGCAAATAAAGATCAGGTGATGAATCCAGACATCGAATACAAAATCGTATTTGGCAATGTGGTCTGGTCCATTATCCTATCCGAAACAATTATTGTTCCGGTTTATATGGTAGGGTGGTCAATGTGGGAACCAGTCGGCAAGAAAGACCCCAACGCTGTTAAGGGTCAGATCGGTTATAAACATTAAATATAATTCAAAGAGCCCCCTTATGGGGGCTTTTTTTATGCCCAAAATGAAATAACAGTTGACTTTGTCGTTTTTATCTTGTATCTTGTGATATGGAAAGAGAATGAACAAATATGACTGAAGAACATACAATGTTTGAATTAGCTTCCGATATTAAGGATAAGCTATCAGACGTTATCAACCCCGACGATCTAACTGATGTTATAGAAGTGGTTAGGCAATCTGAAAATGGTGCATATCATTCTGGGTTGGGGACTGTCACAATTAAAAAGTCACGCAAACGGATTAATGTTTACGTGTCATTTACTGGTAATACTGGTTCACGTAGGGACAGCGTGAGTACATCGGTTGACACGATATTGGGTGTCAATGATTCGTTGCATAAGTTGAAATACCATAACGATGTAATCAAATATGAAACCAAAGGTCATTGGGATTATTTATACGAAATTGAAATATTGGTAACAAAATAATGGCCAGCGATTTAAAAAATGAAATTGCCCTCGCTGTTGGTAAAGAAAAAGGTCGAATTCTTCATAGTGATTATGTTAAAGAATTGAACAAAAGGCTGGAATTGATATCAAAGGGGACATTGGCACATAAGGTGTGGGCAGCTATGTGGATGGATAATAAATTGCGAACCAATATGAAAAAAGATTTGAGCACCGAATATTACGATGGTACAGTGGATATGTGCAATATGATTTTAAGAGAATTTGACGAAGTATTTTTAGAAGAGGAATTCGTCACACAAGAGGAAGAATAATGAAATTAAAAGATTTACAGCCATACGATAGTTTGACATTTAGAAATAATAGAGTATATTTGACGTATGCCGGTTCTATTTGGGATACGCATAACGAAGATTTTACGTCAAAAAAGAACAGAAAATTTGACATTGTTAGGGTTGAACGAAACGGGGAAATCCTATTCGAAGATGAGGAATATAAAAGGTTACACAATGTTACTTAGTAGAAAAGAATTTGGGATGCAAGTATTTGAGCGGGATATATCACTGTGCGTTATGTGTGGTGAAGAAGCCGTTGATGCACATCATATCATGGATAGAAAATTGTTCAAAGATGGTGGATATTACTTAGACAATGGGGCATCATTATGCTCCAAGCATCACATTGACGCTGAAAATGGAACTATTACACCCGCTGAATTGCGTGAAATTATTGGTATCAAAACGGCAGTTCTACCCAATGGAACCTATGACCCAAGAGTAGATTATGATAAGTGGGGCAATACACAAAAATATTTCAAGTACCCACGCACATATCATTTCCCTTGGTCAGAGGGGCTACAGAATGATGATAAGATGATGCAGAATCCCAATCAATTTGTTGGTAAAGAAGTAGTGGTCACTATCAAAATGGATGGTGAAAATACTACAATGTATAATGATTATATTCATGCTCGGTCATTGGATAGTCGGCATCACGCTAGCCGCAATTATGTTAAGGGAATCCATGGGTCGATTAAATACAGAATTCCAGCGGGTTGGCGAATATGTGGTGAGAATTTGTACGCGGAACATGCGATAAAATACAAAAATTTGGACAATTATTTTCAGGTGTTTTCTATATGGCAGGCCGATAATATTTGTTTGTCGTGGAAAGCAGCCCAACATTACGCGGTGGACGCCGGACTAATGCCGGTTAGCACCATATATGAAGGTATATATGACGAAGCTTTAATTCGTGAATTGGGTGATGAAATAATGGTAAATGGGTTCAATGGTGATCCAGTTGAAGGTTATGTTGTTAGACTGGCCGACCGATTCCATTACGATGATTTTGCCGATTCTATGGGAAAATGTGTACGAGCGGGACATGTTGGTGCAACTGATGATCATTGGATGAGCCAATGGAATGAATCAATGGTAAATAAATTAGGTTAATTGCAAAATAACGGTTGACTTTGTCATTTTTATCTTGTATCTTCTAGTATGATAAGAGAGGAACACATGACAAAAGAAGAATTAGAAATTTTAGAGGATGTCTTTAGGACACCTTATTCCCGTTTAGTGGAAATGGATGACTTTGTTAAATTTCCAAAGGGTGCCACCATATTTTTAAGTGGCATGGTTCACTGTCCATATACATTGACATTAACACCCAAAAGGGTTTTTGTTGACATGAAAATGGACAATTTTCAAAAAATGCAATTCGATAAAATATTACCAACTTTTAATTGGAAAATGATTTAAATGGCAAATGTAGAACGACAAGACTTTGATAAGTTACAGGAATTTTTGAATACCAATCTGGTGTATCTGTTTAGGAACAGCAGATATATTTCGATTAAGATTGAAAGGGTTCACGACCATTCAATTACTATACTCGGAAACAACATCACCAGCCAATCTGGTCTAACCAACCAAATGCGTATTAGGATTACAAGAGATTATGTTGATTCTAATATATCTCCTGGTAGATTTGCATATAACCCAAGTGGAATGTATCTGGGTCACAAAGAGGGTCGGGAACGAAAATTGGGTAAATTCAAGAAAATTCTACAAGTATCCAATGATCACATGAAAACTTATGAAAATGGGGTTCGTGAAAAACTGGCAGATTTTAATAGGGAAGCTGATCATAACACTCTAATGGAGAATGAATTTTCCCGTCATTTTGAGGTTGCCACTTCGGGAGCTCGTGGAGGGAAATTGATCAGTAGGAATTATCAGTATGAACCAAAACGCTGGGGCAGACCCAGTGATGAAGTTGAACAATTACCATTGGTTTCATTCAGAAAAAATGAAGATGAAACATATACAATTAATAGAGATTCGGGATTCTTTGTGAATCCAGAAGAATTCCAATTCAACGCCCGACATCTCAAGGAATTGGGCGAATTTTTAGAACGAGTCCTTTTTGATAAGGAACACATGACAGAATTATTGGAGGAAGATGATGATTGAGGGAGCACGGAAATACGCGATACTTAGGCACAACAAAGCCAACCAGACCTATGATGGTAAACCATACGAAACTCATCTGAGTGAAGTTGTAAACGTGGTTGAAGAATATAAACATTTAATTCGGGGATTCCACGAACGGTACGAACATCTGATTTCGGCCGCATGGAACCACGACGTAATTGAAGATACCGATACCAGTTATGGTGACTTGGAAAAGGAAATTGGAACCACTGTTGCCGATTTGGTGTATAGAGTCACCAACGAATTGGGCAAAAACAGAATCGAAAGGGGAATGAAAACATACCCCAAAACACGAGAGAGTGATGCCGCAATATTCCTGAAATTATCGGATAGGATTGCGAACACCAGACGTTCCAAGCGGAACGGCCATAGAATGTTTAAGGCATACATTAAAGAGTACCCAACATTCAGATACGCTTTGAAAAAGGGTCATCTGTTTGATGAGATGTGGGCACATCTTGACGAACTATATGGATACGAGGAATCTTAAAATGGAACCTATTGAAGTGGAAGTGATGTACCACGAGCCACCAATTTATAAGTATATCCCCAAGACTACAGAACGGCTGCAAGACGAAACGTGGTATCCTGAATTTCATGAATTTTGTGAATGGGCCGCATTTGAAGATTGGTGGAATTATAAGATACTGCCCGACACGGACGAAATCAGAGAATTGTATTTGATGTTCTATGAAGATTTGAATGATGAAAAATTTGATGGTGATATGGACAGATTGCAATCGTATTGTGAATATGAATTACTTGCTATTCCGGGTCTAATTGAAGTTTATAAAGAATTTGGGAATGGATAATGAGAAAAATTAGTAAAATGATTTGTGAACAATGTGGATCAAATGATGTAAATTTTATAATCGAACATCCAGATTATGATGGATTAATTGAAGTGGATAAAAACGGGAATTTATTTGATTCGGGGCAAATTTTGCATCGCTCCATAGATGATCTTAACCTAAATAGTTTCGAATTCATTGATGGGGAATGTTTGGATTGTGGGGATTTTAACACTGTTATGGTGTACTTTGAAGACGGTGTGTTTGAAAAGGATGAAAAGGCTTTTATGCATTTTACCGAATTGGGCACATCCACTAGAACGGAAACAAAATTAACTAAAATTGAAGACATCAATGTTGGGGACATTTATTTTAATGTCGGGGATACAATCAATGGCGATTTTTCAATTCAACTCATCCAGGTGGAAAAGAAAGCGGTTAGAAGTTTTACTGGTCGGAGATATCTATTTTTCTCCAAATTTGCCGAATTGGGGGCGATGAAATATGAAAATGATCAAGTTCGGAGTAAATGTTTTAAAGATGAATTGTGGTTACCGGCTACCAATGAACATCTAATGGCGTTTGAAATGTTGGAATTATTGGCATTTCCAAATGGTGAAGTAACATTTGAATCGGCCAAATTGAAAATTCAATCAGCTGGAGTTGACTATGAAGGATTATTTGGATAATGAGAAAAATCCCCGAAATATTGAAAAAGAAGAGAATTCATTCGTCAAATCATTATGGTCAATATAGGGATATTCACGTTCTAGGTGGTGTATGGAAATGGTGTAAGCGTGGCAGTACGATTATGATTGTATCTCCAGCTTGGAAGAAATACACTATTTCTGAATCAGATTTCACTGGTATATCACACGAAGAACTAAGCCGAGGGGCATACAAGGGGTACTACGTTGGCATAGAGACCGCTCAGGTTAAACGATACATAATGAATACTATTTGGGGCACTGAGTATCCCCAGAAAATTAATATAAAATATGAAAAAGATAAGGAATGGGAATAATAAAGCCTGACTTTCTCATAAATATCTTGTATATTATAGTATGAATAAGAATGACATTATTGGAGAATTGCTTAGAATATTAATTCAGGCCACTATTGAATATGTGGATTCGGTTGAAAAGGAGCTATTTGATTTCGAAGATAGTAACGATTTACTGTCGGATACCATAACTGATATGGAAGAAGAAAATGAAGATTTACGTGAACAACTGAATGAAGTTTTACATGAATTGGAAATACGGGACATGGATATGAGAAATATATTGGATGATGACAATGAATAAAAAGGACATAATTGCGCGATTAAAAGATTTGAGCCGATTCGATATGGCAGCTGAAATTGATCCCCACAGTGATCGCATCGGCGGATATTCAACATGGGTTGAAAAAGACCGTTATGAGTTTGGGGATTATGTGGAATGGGATGATATTGCCATTCTCATAAAAGAGCTGGAAAATGATACAATTTTGGAGTATGACAATGAAACCGATTAATATATTAAATGAACCAATAAAAGTGTATCATGCAAATTTACTGGAATCTGATGACAATTCAATGTATAGGCGTGAATGCCCATTTTGTGAAATTGGGTTATTTATGGTAAGGCGTGATAATGAAACATTTGTATTGGAAGATACTGATAATTGTATTTCATGTGGACAACAGGTGATTTACATGGATATTGACAAAATGAGAGCTAAAGAAAATTTCGAAGAATTAAAGGATGTGGAATAAATGAAAACATTAATTATTGTTAGGGGAGTACCAGGTTGTGGTAAGTCCACCTATGCAAAGGAATTGGTTCGAAAGGACCCACAGAATTGGCTTCGCGTTAACCGAGACGATTTCAGGACGATGGCAAATGCCGGAGTATATTCTGAAGTATTTGAAATGGTTATCCAAGATACAGTTATGGCGATGGCTCGTAAGGCCCTACAAAAAGGGTTGAATGTGGTTACTGATGACACCAACTTAAAAGGTAAAACCGTATCACAATGGCACAGACTTGCACAGAGTGTGGGTGATGTTGAAGTGATAGAAAAATATATTGATGTGGAGCTGAAAACTGCGTTACATCGTAACGCTACTCGACCGTCTGAAGATCAGGTGCCAGAGGGAGTGGTTAAGAAATTTTTCACCAAATACATCAACAAGAATCTTAAAGTGACTCCAAAATCATATTGCCCACCAGTGGATAATCCAATGTTCACCAATATTCAGGATCAGAGTTTGCCACAAGCAATCGTATGTGACTTGGATGGGACATTGGCAAAGATGGTTGCTAGGGGCCCATACGATTGGGACAAGGTGGATACTGATGCAGTGAATAGCCCAGTACGCCACGTATTGGATACATACGGATATTCGAACATGATGCTCAATGAAGATGACGAAGACGAACACGTTGAAATCATTCTATTCTCGGCACGCGATGGTTCTTCCCGTGATTTGACTGAATCTTGGCTGCGTACACATAACATCCATTATAACCAGTTGATTATGCGTGAAGCGGGTGATATGCGTAAAGACAGTACGGTTAAAAAAGAAATGTATGAACAATTTCTTGAGGACAAGTATAATATCCTATTTGTTCTAGATGACAGAGATTCCGTGGTCGAATTATGGCGAAACGAAATTGGGGTTCCGTGTTTTCAGGTCGACTACGGTAATTTTTAGCAGAAAGGTTAAGAAATGAAAATTAATACGGAACACATGAGAAAATTAATGGAAGCGTATAATATCGCCGCGAAGGGTGATGATCCATATAAACATTATGCGGCCGTAGTTACACTGCGAAAAGAAATTCAGGGGTTTGAACGGACTCTTGAAATCTATGAGAAACACATCCATGCAAATATGTTTGCACAGTTGGAAAAAGACTTGCTCAAAGGAAATTAATTTCAAAAAAGCGAAAATAACGGTTGACTTTGTCGTTTTTATCTTGTATCTTGAGGTATGATAAGAGAGGACAATCAAATGCATAAAAGTGAAAGAGTCGAATTATTGACTAACGCCCAAGACTTAATTAATGAGGCCATCGGCCTAATTGAAGAGGCAGTAAGCGGTACAGAAAACGATATGTCTGCACAGGCATATATTATAGCACACTTGAATAACTGGGCAAATGGTGGAAACCCATGCGACGAGACAATCCCAGTATTAATTGAAGAAATTGAGGAAAATTAAGATGAGTAAATATTGGTGGGACTTTGAGGGTCCAGATACGGTTATAGTTGAGAGTGAAAATTCAAATGTACCATTGGCCGAATTTGAATACGATTATATGGGTGGTGATGGAGAAATAATGACACATCCAGACGGCACACAATCTCGTCAGGGGTGTGCATCGGCCGCAATCGAGTTGGCAGAACAATTTATTAACGATTTAGAAGGACAGAATTAAAATGACATTGCAAGAATTTATTGACGACAACAGAGCTGAACTCGACTCGGGCATCCGAGCGGCTATAGGTCAACCAAATTTTGATCTTGACGACGACGAACGTGAGTTGTGGATTATGAATGACGAAGGCCTTTACAACTGGGCTCTATCAGAAGGTGTAGAGGAAATCTAAGATGTCAACCAATCAACTCAAAAAAATGGTGGAAGTCGATTTCGAAAGACATGCTTGTGATTTTTGCAATCATTATGTTGAATATGGACCCAACCACGACCATTTCAATTCCAGCGGAGAAACTTTGATATGGGGCGAATCTCAACCGATTTTTATTGACAAGTGTGCTATTTGTGAAAATGATTTTTGCAACGATCACAAAGGAGTTGAATATTCCGAAGATGGTTCAATTTGCCACAAATGTGCCGAAACATACCAATTCGATATCAGTGGGGTGTCATTTATTAATATCAAAACTGGTGAAAAAGCCGGAAGCTTCAACCTATAGGGGTGGAATTATGGAAATCACACTGACTCCAGAAAATGTAAATGACTACCATCTGAATTATCGGAATGGTGTATTACATGCAAATATAATGAGACTGGTTGAAGCTGGAAAATCGGTCGATATTGAAGTGGAAATTCAGACCAATGCCCAATTCTTGGTAGTTAATTATGGGGGCAATATTAACTAAAATAATTAAAAAAATAGTAAGATTTTTTTTCAAAACACCCAAAATAAAAGGGTGTTTTTCTTTGCCTGCTTACTATATATTAATGTGAAAAGAAACACAGGTTGTATGAATTAAATATAACTAATTAAACATTAACGAATGAGCATTTAAACACTTAGGAGAAACAAAAATGGCCGATATTAATGCATTAAAAAAACGTCTAGAACAGCTAGAATCAACAAATCACCGTGTAAACAACCTCTGGAAACCATCTTCCGGAAAAACCCAAATCAGACTCGTACCTTATAAAATGGATCATGATAATCCATTCATTGAGTTACTTTTTCATTATGACTTAGGTGGCAAGAACTACTTGTCTCCACTGTCATTTCAGAGACCCGATCCAATCGAGGAATTCTCTAAGAAGCTGCGGGCTTCAGGAGATTCAGAAGGTTGGAAACTGTCTAAGAAACTTAGTGCTAAGATGAGAACTTATGTTCCAATCGTGGTACGTGGTGAAGAAGATCAGGGTGTAAAATTCTGGGGTTTTGGAAAAACAGTTTACCAAGAACTGCTCGGATTCATGTCTGACCCAGACTACGGTGACATTACCGACCCAACAAGTGGTCGTGATGTAGTCGTGGAATTCAAAACCGCGGAAGAAGTCGGTGCGAGTTTTCCAAAAACTAACATTCGCGTTAAGCCAAATGTTACACCATTAACCGCCAATAAGGCACAACTGGATAACTTCTTGGAAAATCAAAAAGATGTCCGCGAAATTTATCAGGAACTTTCTTATGATGATTTGGCAGAGGCTCTCAATGATTACCTTAGCCCAGATGCAGAGGAAGAATCTGATACAGCCGGAGACGGTATGACAAAATCTCAAATGCAGGAACATGTTGAAACTGCTTCCATTGATAATTTCGATGACATTTTTAACAAGAAAAACTAAATAATAAACGATACGGGGAGACTTCACAGTCTCCCCATATTATTTTAGGAGACGCAAATGAGAGATAGAGACGAATTAGCCTCAATGATCGCGGATTCGATTAACAAATCATCCGCCGAAAAATCCGCTTTCTTTTTAGATAGCGAAGAATCACCCACAGATGTAACGGATTGAATTTCCACTGGATCATCAGAACTAGATTTAGCGATATCAAATATGCCCAACGGGGGAATACCCGTGGGTAGAATCACTGAATTTAATGGATTGGAAGGTACTGGCAAAAGTCTTGTCGGTGCTCACATCTTGGCTAACGCCCAGCGTAAAGGTGGGGTGGCCATATACATTGATACTGAAACTTCAGTTAGCCCACAATTTTTGACAGCCATTGGAGTGGATGTTAAGAACATGATTTATGATCATGTGGAAACAGTTGAAGAGATTTTTGAACACATTGAAAATATTGTGACAAAGGTTAGGGAACAAGATAAGGGCAGACTGGTTACAATTCTTGTGGACAGTATAGCCGCAGCCAGTACAAAGGTTGAAATGGAAGCCGATTTTGATAAGGATGGTTGGGCAACAAGCAAAGCCATTATTATCTCAAAGGCTATGAGAAAAATCACACAAATGATTGGTAAACAACGTGTCGCATTGGTTTTCACAAATCAATTGAGGCAGAAGTTGGGTGCAATGTTTGGTGACCAATGGACTACTTCTGGTGGAAAGGCATTGCCATTCCATGCATCAGTTAGAGTTAGATTAAAGAACGCTGGCCGAATAAAGGTTGGTACTGGTACAAAAGAACAGGTCGTTGGAATGAAAATTAAAGCACAGGTAATCAAGAATAGAATGGGTCCGCCTCTGAGGCAGGCCGAATTCAACCTAAGTTTCGCTTCTGGAATTGATGACATTGGGAGCTGGATAAGAATTTTATCCGCTCATAAGATTGTCAAACAGGCCGGAGCTTGGTACACCATCGAGTACGAGGATAAAGAAATAAAATTTCAGGCAAAGAAATTTGAAGAGGTTTTAGAGAAAAATCCCAAATTGGAAAAATATCTATACGATCAAATATGTGAAAAAACCATATTGAAATACAGAAATTCTCCAGACGAGCCGGTGGTATTGGATGCCGAAGTGGAAGAAATTGAAGAGATGTTGGAAGACGACAGTTAATCTTCATCGGACTTGGGGCATTTTTGCTTTTTAGGTTGTTACTCCAAAATACATACATAAATATTAGAAGTTAAGAATGCCCCTTTTTTAGAAAGGTGTAAATGAACAATAAAACATTACAACGGATACTGGATCAAGTTCAGAAGGAACATGACAATGCAGATGATCTGGAATATAATAGCAACGTGTTGATAGTCGATGGACTAAATACATTTATCAGGGCCTTTTCGGCCGTACCCATGACAAATACAAATGGGGCTCATGTCGGTGGAATCATCGGATTTTTGAGGTCTATAGCATATACTGTCAAAACATTAAATCCCACTCGGCTGATAATCACATTTGATGGCAAGGGTGGTTCGGTGCGCCGTAGAGAATTGTATCCAGAATACAAAGGAAAACGGAAAGTATCAAAATTAAATAGAGCGGATGCATTCAGTACCGCTGAGGACGAACATCAGTCGATGATGGAGCAGTTGAAAAAGACTGTTGATTATTTGGGGACACTTCCGTTATCACTGATTACGGTGGAGAATATTGAGGCTGATGACACAATGGCATATATTGCCAAGCAGGTTTTGACTGATAGTAAAATCACATTAATGAGCACTGACAAAGATTTTCTACAACTTGTAAATGATAGAATATCGGTGTGGTCACCTACCAAAAAAATACTCTATACTCCAGAGGTAATCAGGGCTGAATATCAAATACCACCAAATAATTTCCTAGCATATAGGATTATGGAAGGTGATGTATCTGATAATATTCCAGGTGTCGGTGGAGCCAAAATCAAAACAATCATAAAGAGATTCCCAGATGTATTGGATGATTCAAAGAAATTGAATGTTGATGATTTGATAGAATATGCTAAGGGTCAAGACACCAAATTGAAAGTGTATGACAATGTTATTAATAACAAAGAGCTATTGGAATTGAATTGGAAATTGATGCAACTGGATGAGGTGGTTATTAGTAATACCGCCAAATTTCATATACTGAGTGTGGTCGATAGGGATCAACAAACCAAGTTTAATAAATTACAATTTGAGAAAATGTTTATTAGAGACCAACTGCACCAATCCATACCCAATCTGGAAACATGGTTAAACCAGTCCTTTTTAACATTGGACAAATTCGTGCGAGAACATAATGGGAAGAAAAAAGAAGTATAATACAGTAGAAGAACGTAAAGAGGCACAGAGGAAATGGCAAGCCGATCATTACGAACGCAATAAAAAGGAAATATTGAAGAGGGCTAGAGATGCCTATCGCAAGAAAAAGATTGAAAAAGCCAAGCGCGAACGAATGAAAAAATTGTATGATGAATAGGAAAAATAAATCAATATGTTACAAAATATATCAGCGTTTTTCGCCATATATACGATATCTATATGTACGGAAAAGCTTGATTAATTAAAGGGTTGGGATATTGGGTTGACTTTTATAGCCCATCAAAAAATATAGTGATCGAATACTATGAAAAAAAACATCTAAAACAAATAAAACGGGATGTGAGAAGAAAAATGGAAATTATAAGTTATATGGATTGTGAATTTATAGAAATTAGAGAATGGGAAAATGGTAGATAGTGAAAAACTAACCCCATTTGGGAGTTCGTTTCAAACCAAAGTGATATCGTCACTTCTGGCTGACACCAAGTATTTTCAGACAATAGGGGATATCTTGGAACCAGTCATGTTTGATAGTGACGCTAATCAATGGTTAGTGGCCACCATCAGTGAGTATTTTATGGAGTACAAAACGACTCCAACACTCGATGTACTTAAAATCAAAATAAATGAAATACAGAATGACATCCTACAGACATCAGTAATTGCTAAGCTCAAAGAGGCATGGCAAAATATGGATTCTACTGATCTAGAATTTGTCAAAGGGGAATCATTGGAATTTTGTAAAAATCAAATATTGAAAAACGCAATTATTCAATCGGTTGATTTATTACAAGAAAAGAAATACGATTCGATTAAGGGGCTGATTGATAATGCCCTAAAAGCTGGATCGGAACGAGATATAGGCCACGATTATATTGTGGGTTTGGAGGAGAGATTGACAAAAAGCACTAGAAGTACGATAGAAACCCCTTGGGAATCCGTCACTGAATTGATGGACGGGGGAGCTGGTAAGGGTGAATTAATAGTGGTGGTAGCACCCGCTGGTATTGGAAAAACGTGGGTATTACAGACAGTTGGGGCACATGGGGTTAAAATTGGTTTGACAGTAGTTCACTATACATTGGAATTAAATCAGAATTATGTTGGTTTGAGATATGATACTATTATGAGTGGGGTTCCAACCGCAAACATTAAGTATCATCAAGAGGATGTAAAAAAGGTAATTGATGCATTACCGGGGAAAATGATAATTAAGTATTGGCCAACCAGATCGGCATCGGTACAAACGATTGCGGCTCACTTAAAACAAATGGAAATTCAGAATATTATACCCGACCTAATTGTGGTTGATTATGCCGATATTCTGAGAGATTCATCTGGAGCCGTAGAAAAACGATTCCAGCTGAGTAATATTTATGAGGACTTGAGAGGTCTGGCCGGTGAATTCAGTTTACCAGTATGGACGGCATCTCAAGCGAATCGTAGTGCATTGGAAGAGGAAATTATTGATGCTTCCAAAGTTGCAGAGGATTATTCTAAGATAATGACAGCTGACTTTGTAATGTCTATTAGTCGTCAAGTATCTGATAAGATAGCGAATACGGCTAGATGTCACATTATCAAAAACAGATTTGGTCAGGATGGTATTACCTTGCCGATGAATATGAATACGAATATAGGTAAAATAGAAATCTTTGAGGGTCAAAGTTTTAGTGGAAAAGAACAACAGAAAAAGATGAATAACGG